CCCCTCAGGTGATCGACCTGGGTAATCAGACATTCATCGGCGTCACGACATCCGTCTACCGATCGCCGGAGGATCATCTCCCGTGTACAGCGACCGCGTGGGAGCCGTATCCCGGTCGGACTCAGTTTACCAAGGAGAGCGAGATGATGAACGCCGAGACCAGCGCCATCGGTCGAGCGCTCGCCGCCGCCGGAATCATGGTCTCGCGGTCCCTCGCGTCGGCCAATGAAGTCGCCGCTCGACAAGCCGAACCGAAAGCCAGCGGGTCCCCATTGGCCCCTAGTTCGCGATCTGAGGACCTGGCGCCCGAGGGGATCGTGAAAGCCATCACCGAGCGCCTCGGCGCCCTGAGGGACGATATCCGGAAGGACGCGAAGGGCGCCTTCCTCGAGACGTTCGGGCGACCGGTCGACCTTCCTCGTGATCGTGTTCCGGAGGCACTTGAGTTCGTGGTCGAATGGGAACAGGCATGAAGCGCGTGGTCACCATCGAGATGAGTGCTCGTGATTACGCCGATGTGGCCGACCTCGCCGAACGGCATGGAATGGATCGACATCGGATCATCGCTCAGATCGTCACCGACTGGCTTGATGCGAACCTCGATGTGAACGTCAGAGGCCGGGGCGCGCATGGCGACTCCCGGCCTCTCGGATCGCTCCACCACCACGAGAAAGCGATCACGACGGAGTCTAGCTCAGGAGTCGCGACATGACTCGTCTACTGCTCGATGAGAACGTGATCGTGGTGCAACCGGCGCTCGTGCGGGCGCTCGGTTCCATGATCGATGCTGCGATCTTGCAGCAGCTGCACTACTGGATGCCCAGGGCCAAGGCTGAACACGCCGGTCATCGTTGGGTATACAAGACGCTGGACGAGTGGGCGGATGAGATCGGCGTGACGATGAAGCAGGCGAAGTCAGCCGTCGCTCGACTCGAGGCGGAGGGGATTGTCATCTCGTGTCAGCCGGAAGGCTCCAACCGTCGGAAGTGGTATCGAATCGAATACGATCACGTCTTGTTTCGATCGGACCGAGCGGGCCGCTCGAACAGCCCTGACGGGACGCTCGAAGGGACCGAGAGGGCTGTTCCATCGGCCCCACAAGGCCGTTCCTATGTTACAGAACTCACTACAGAAACTACGACAGAAACCACTTCAAACGCGAGCACTCCAGCAGCACGACTCGCCAACCTCCTCGCCGACGAGATCGCCGCGAACGGATCGCGAAGGCCATCGGTCACGAGAGCCTGGGTCACGGTCATCGACAGGATGATGCGGATCGATGGCAGGACCGAGGCCGAAGTCGAGGCTGCTATCCGTTGGGCGCAGTCCGATGACTTCTGGACAGCGAACATTCTCAGTCCGGAGAAGCTCCGCAAGCACTACGACCGGATGAGACTACAGGCCGGGCGTTCAAGATCACGGCCGCTGGCCGGAGTCGCCGATTACCTGTCAGCCATTGAAGGCTAGGCTCGAGTTCATACGCAAACCACCACGAAAGAGAACATCATGAAACTTCGATCGGCAATCGCCGTGTTCGCGCTGGCCACCGGCGTCGCCGGATGTGCCGTGGCGCCGACCAGCACTTCGACATCCACCACTACCTCGCAGGAGACGAAGGTCGACGCGATGGTGAAGGTGATACAGAACAAGTATCCGGCCGCTTCACGCGTGAAGGCGATTGATCTCGCCGAGAAGGCATGTACCGCCATTGACCAATCAGGATCAATCGCCGACACGATCGCGCTCATCGTGTCCGATGACAGCATCGATGTCGACATGGCCGGAGATATGTCGTGGATCATCGGAGTATCGGTCCCGGTTCTCTGCCCCGAGTACCTTCCCGAGTTGAATCGGATCACGGGATGACACGTCACGAAGCGGCGCAGATCGTTGCGTTACTGGCCGCAGCTTTCCCAGCGTTTCCACCGGCTCGCGAAACCGTCGCCGTGTATGTGGACGCGTTGGCAGATCTTGATTATGCCGAGACATTGGAGGCAACGAAGGATCTGATTCGGCTCGAGGAACGATTCCCGTCGGTTGCTTCGATACGTCGTCGCGTTGGCATCAGGGCGGGACTGCTCTCTCCTGCGATTGCACAGGCCTGGGAAGAAGTGAATGCTCAAGCGTCCGACGGCGGTCGATCACGCGTGCCGAACTGGAGCCATCCTGCTATCGCCGAAACCATCCGCGCGGTCGGCTGGTTCCAGTTCTGTTCCTCCACGAATCCCGAGGCGATGCGCGCTCAGTTCCTTCGCCTGTATGAGGACAATCGTCGTCGGCACGACGATGAGCTGATGGCGCGACCCGGTGGCCTCATCTCGCAGCGAGCACTGACCGCATGAAACGATCAGGGCCACCGAAACGTCGGACCGGTCTCCGTCATCGTTCACGAAAGACCGCCAAGTTGTATGTCGCTCGGCGCATCTTCGTGGCCGAGACTCTCGCGGCACGGCCGATATGTGAGGCGCGCTGGGATGATGGATGTCAAGTGAACAGCGTCGACATTCACGAGATCCTTCCTCGTTCACAGGGCGGTCTCATCGTCGGCGATGATCCGAGCATCTACCTGGCGGTCTGTCGTCATTGTCACGACATGATCGAGGAACATCCATTCGAGGCGCACGCTCGAGGTTTCCGCCGATGGTCGTGGGAACGTGACTCGAAGTGATCTCGTTCGCACTCGAATATCCGCACCGACCGTGGACCACGAATGCGGAACGATCTGGCAATCGATGGGAGCGAGCAAAGTTGACGCGAGAGTGGCGGATGGCGTTCCGTCTCCTCGCGAGCGAACTACGTCCTCCCGCGCTCTCGTGGTGCGATGTCGAGGTTGAATTGTGGCACGCGACCAGGCGGAGCGTGCAGGACACCGGCGCCTGCCATCCGGCAGTGAAGGCGGCGATCGACGGGATCGTCGATGCCGGCGTACTACTCGACGACACGCCGGACATCGTTCGCTCCATCAAGTTTCACGCGCCCAAGATCGGTCGTGACGCTGTCCTCCTCATCGTCACCGGCGAAGCGCGAGAGTGATCATCTCGTGAGTGGAGCGCCCTCACCCTGGCATGACACCCCCCAAGGGATAGGATAGGACCATGGAAGAATCCCCCGTTATCAAGAAACGCGGCCGATCACCGCAGATCATCACCGATCCGACCGATCTCGCCCTGTTGCGCGAAGTAGGAGAGCTGACCGTCAAGATTCATGCGGCTCAGGAAACGGTAATCGAGTCAGCGAAAGCGCGACGCGATCGTCTCCGCGCGCTTCGTTCGCGTGGCGTGACTTTCCGCGTGATCTCGCAGCACACCGGGATCACTGAGAACTCGATCTACAAGGATCTCTCCAAGTGATCGATGTGCGCGATGATCTTCTGACTCTCGCTATCGCCTACGACGAGACTCTTCTTGTTCAGGTTCGTGAGATTCGAGGTCGTCGCTGGGATTCCAGTGCGAAAGTCTGGACCTTTCCACTCACGGCCATCAGGTCACTTCGTTCGCTGGCGCGGTCGCATGGCATCCCGACTTCACTGGAGGTTGACGCGCTCCCCGATATCGAGTCGCTCGAGAGGCCTTCTGTCGGCGTCATGGGCGGCCGGTTCACGATTCGTTTCGAGTATGATCAAGAACTCGTGACGCGTGTTCGCGAGATCCCAGGTTCTCGATGGGACAGCCGACTGCGAGTATGGACTGTCATCATCGACTCGGAGACGGAAGTCGCACGATTCATCGTGGATACTGATGCCAACATCGAGACGTCCGCCGATGATCATCTTGAGGAAGCTCGTGAATCATTGGCCAAGATTGATGCCTCGATGGCGGCAGTTGGAGAAGTGAATGTTCCCGGACTCTCGGGAGATCTCCTCCCGTTTCAGCGCGCGGGCGTCGCTTATGCTCTCGAAGCGATGGGCCGGTGAACGCCGAACGATTGGAACAGGCACGAGAATCGCTCTGCGGCTGGGAGCGCTGCGAGGATTGTCAGTTCCTGCGAGAGGCGATTGCAGAGATCGAGCGACTGCGCGACATCGTTCCCTTGGACATCGCCGAATCTTAGTGATGGGCGGCGTTCTCATCGCCGACGAGATGGGCCTGGGTAAGACCGTTCAGGCGCTGGCTGTTCTCGAGGCTCGAAACGCCTACCCGGCGCTCATCGTCTGTCCGGCGTCATTGCGAATCAACTGGAAACGCGAATCCAGCAAGTGGTTGCCGCAACGAACCGTGGAGGTCATAGGCGGAACGAAAGGTGAGCATGAGTCGCGTTGGGCGGACATCATCGTAGTGAACTACGACGTGCTGCACTCTTGGGTCGATTCTCTTCCGGAGTTGTCGGCGATGGTCTTGGACGAGAGCCACTACGTCAAGAACGGCGCCACGACACGAGCGCGCGCGGCGATACAGCTCTCCGATCGCATGAAGTCCGGCGCGGTGCGTATGTGCCTTTCCGGAACACCGATTGTCAATGCGCCCGGTGAGATTGTCACTCAACTTCGGTTCCTTCAGAGGATCGGAGAGTTCGGTGGAGTTGGCGTATTCCGTCGTCGCTATGGGAACGGCGAGAATCTCGATGAGTTGAACCGGCGACTGAGAGCTTCATGCATGGTGAGACGAAGGAAGATCGAAGTCCTCGACGAACTTCCACCGAAACGATGGGCGACCGTGACGGTTGAAGGAGAATCACGGGTGATGCGACAGTATCGGCACGCCGAGGTTGATGTCGTGACTCACCTGGCGAATGAGGCGCGTCGAGCGGCCGAGGAGTCCGGGGCCACTACGGAAGAGGCTCGTCGTATCGCTTGGGAACGCGCCACTCGCGTCGGCGCTGCACAGAAACTCGTGGCGATCGGCGTTCTGCGAAGATTGGCCAGCGAAGCGAAACTCGAGGCGGCGCAATGTTGGATCACGGACTTCTTGAAGAGTGACAAGAAACTCGTCATCTTCGCGCATCATCGTGAGATCCTTGAGCTGATCGGCCAGCGGTTCGCTGATGGATGCGTGATCACCGGCGATACATCGATGAAAGAAAGACAGGCGGCGGTCGATCGGTTTCAAGAAGATCCGGAATGTCGTGTGATCGTCTGCTCACTGAAGGCAGCTGGAGTCGGACTCACGCTCACCGCCGCCAGTGACGTGCTGTTCATCGAACAAGGATGGACGCCTGCCGACATGGATCAAGCGGCCGACCGGTGTCATCGCTTCGGTCAGACCGATTCCGTCACCGCTTGGGTGATGATCTGCGCGCATACGATCGATGAGGCGATCGCCGAACTGATCTCTGCGAAACGGTCCGTAGTCATGGCGGCGACCGATGGAGGCGGCTCGATACTCGGCGATCTGCTCGTCGACCTGGCTTCGCGCGGCCTTGAAACCCGAGGCGCGCAAGATATCGCAGAAACTTCCCCCTAAAGGGTTGACAGGGGGGAGGGGTAGGAGTAAACTACTCACATGGAAACCACCACCACCAAGGAGAACCTCGTGAGCAACTACACCACTTTCGCCGCTATGGCCGATCATCCCGAGTGGGGCGGTTGGGGCTACATCGGGGGCCGGATGTTCATCAAGGACTTCGACCTTCGCACCGAGGCCGATCAAATCGTGCTCGATCATGCGGTCGCTCAGGGCTGGACGGATGTCGATCTGTTCGAGTGGGCCAACGGTCGACGCGGTCGTCACTTCGCAGACGCCGCCGAGTACGGCGATCTCGCTGGCGCTCGCCGCATCCTCACCGGTCGATGATTGTCGATCTCTTCGCCGGTCCCGGCGGATGGAGCGAGGGACTACGAACACTCTCGCCGGAGATGCACGCGACCGAGATCGGCCTCGAGTGGGATGCATCGGCTTGCGCGACGCGCGCGGCAGCGAGACATCGCACGATCCGCACCGATATCGCTGCTTACCCGACCGAGCCGTTCAACCAGGTCGTCGGACTGATCGCCTCTCCCCCTTGTCAGGACTTCTCACTCGCAGGCAATCGCGCAGGAATCACCGGAGAGCGTGGGCAACTCATCACGCAGGTTCTGCGATGGACGGAGAATCTCCGCCCCGAGTGGGTTGCCTGCGAACAGGTGCCGCCCGCCCTGCCGGTATGGAAGCAGTATGCCGAGCATCTTCGTGGCCTCGGCTACTCTGCTTGGGCAGGCGTCCTGAACGCCGCCGATTACGGTGCGCCGCAGACTCGACGCCGAGCATTCCTCATCGCCTCTCGAGTGCGCGATGTGCATCCGCCCGAACCAACTCACGCGCAGTATCCGGCGCCGAGCTTGTTCGGCGACGATCAGTTGCCTTGGGTGACGATGGCCGACGCGCTCGGTTGGTCCGACGGACGGATTCTGAATCCGGGCGCCACCGGTTCCGATCGCTCCGATCTCAATCGCCGGCATTATTCGCTCGATGAGCCAGCGCCGACGATGGCCTTCGGGCATGATTCAGCTGGATGGAAGTGGATGTTCGAAGATCGCGCCATGCATCGACGGGATGAGATACCGGCATGGGCTTCCGAGCGGCCGGCTACCACACTCGTGTCCTCGTTCTGCCCCGATATCGTCGCCGGACCAGGTGTCGATCTGACAAGACCACGACAAGATCGCGAAGGCGCCATACGAATCACGCCGGTGGATGCCTTGATTCTGCAGTCTTTTCCACCGGATTACCCGGTGCAGGGAACGAAGACCAAGGCATTCGAGCAGATCGGGAACGCCGTACCGCCTCGACTCGCTGCTCATGTTCTCAGTGCGGCGAGTGGCCACCCGTTGCTGATTCCTTGATGACTATGCTGATCTAATGCGTTCGATCGTAGAGACCGAGACCGTTCCGATCAGTTCGGTGCGGCCGCATCCGAAGAACGCGCGACGCGGGAACATCGAGGCGATCTCCGAATCTCTCGCGGCTCATGGCCAGTATCGGCCCATCGTGGCCAATCGTAGAACCGGCAACATCCTCGCAGGCAATCACACTTGGCGCGCTGCGAAGAGCCTTGGCTGGCACTCGATCGCAGTATCCTGGGTGGAAGTTGACGACAAGGCCGAAGTCCGGATTCTCCTCGCCGATAATCGTGCCAGCGATCTCGCCACCTACGATGACACGGCACTCGCCGCACTCCTGAACGACCTGGGCGATCTCGCTGCATCCGGCTACACGACCGATGATCTCGAGGCGCTCGAAGGATTGTGGAATGAGCCGCCGAGCTTGAGTATCCAACCGACCACACCGGAACAATCACGCGATGAAGCAGAGATCGTCTTCGGTCCGCATCGCTTGACGGTGGACCGTGACGACTTCGAGGCGTGGGCGATTCCCATCGAACAAGCGGTTTTGAAGCCAGAGGAGACGATACGCAGGAGACTGAAGATCCCCGTCTCCGAACGTACGCGACGTTCCGATCCCGAACTGACGCCGGTGCGACTTTCAACGATCGACAGCACGGTCGTCAACGTGAGCGAACTCATCCCCTATCCCGGCAACGCGAGACAGGGCGATATCGGGATGATCTCCGAGAGCCTCCGGGTCAATGGCCAGTACCGCCCGCTAGTGGTCAATCGTGCGACCGGTCACGTTCTCGTCGGGAATCATACGCTCGCCGCGGCCAGCGTTCTCGGCTGGCAAGAAGTGGCGGTCACCTACGTTGATGTCGACGATGAAGAGGCGCGTCGCATCGTCCTCGTCGACAATCGAACATCCGACTTGGGAACTTATGATGACGAGCGACTGGCCGATCTCCTTTCCTCCATCGCTCGCGATCTCGACGGCACTGGGTATGCCCCCGAGGATCTCGATGAACTCCTTCTTGGCGCCACCGGTCGCGTCTCGAAACCGGTCTCCGGTGACGTCACTTATCGCGTAGACCGCTGGAAACTGAAGATCCCTGGGAGTGTCGCGCTCGAGTGGCAGAATGGACTAGGGGGAGACCCTCACGGCGAGATCGCCTCTCGCCTCGAACTCACCACTTGGAGACCCGCGTGACAATCGCCAATACGGAGACTCGACTCGTACCGATCGAATCACTCAAGCCACATCCTGACAATCCACGCGTCGGCAACGTCGACGTGATTGCTGAATCGATTCGTAAGAACGGATTCTACGGGTCGGTCATCGTGAGGGACGGAACGAACGTGATCCTCGCTGGTACTCACCGGTGGAAAGCGGCTCAGGCAGCTGGCATGACGGAGATCCCGGTGACGTTCGTGAAGACCGACGCGAAAGGCGCCAAGCGAATCCTCTTGGCCGATAATCGCACAAGTGACCTGGGCGCCTACGATGACGCGGCGCTGGCCGAACTCCTCGGTTCCCTCGGAGACATCGAAGGCACCGGCTGGGATGAGGACGGTATGGACAATCTCCTCGCGACCTTGGCGGAACTTTCCCACGAAACAGAAACGGATGTCGTTCGTCAGGTGAAGTCTTGGGCGGATAACGCCGAGGAGTATCGGACGAAAGCGGTTCGCTCGATCATCGTTGACTTCCCCTTGGAGGAATTCGATGTTCTCACGGTCAGAATCCAACGCGCGTGCGAAGCTCATTCCGTGACGACCATCTCAGAACTCTTCACGGTACTGCTTGAGCCGTATGGGGAATGACGTGAAACTCGAGCGCGTGCTCAATGTCGAGGAGTCTCGAGCGATGGTCGGTTCGTCCGTGCTCGAGCGTTCCCCGAGCGTCATTCCGTATGATCGGCCGGTCGTTGACGCCGAGACGGGGAAACCGCTCTTGCTCATCACGCGTTTCCCAGGAGATCACGGCGCTTACCGTCGCGCGTTGCTGCAAGTGAAGTTCGGCACCGGCAGGCGCGCGAGTGGTATGTCGAACTTGAATCTGAACTTCGGTTATCGCGGTCGAGTGCCGCTCATGCAGAAGACGAGTTGTGCGCCCTGCACCTTCGCGGTTGAGTATTCCGAGGCGCACGAAGTGATCGCCGGTAGTTCGCGTGCGATCTACGATCGTTTCCACGAACTGCTCCCCGAAGTGGCCAAGTTCACAGCAGATGCGGCCAGCGTCATCCTTGAAGAATGGCGAATGAGTGGCAGTCCTTGGTCTTCGGGGGTCATCAACAAGAACTCCGCGTTGTTCTATCACATGGATAGGAACAACATCCGTGACACCTGGTCGGCAATGGTGGTGACGCGACGCGATTGTACCGGCGGCCATCTTCACCTTCCGGAATACGACGTGACGATCAAGTGTCGTGACGGTGATGTCGTACTGTTCCCTGGAAGTTCGCTGCTTCATGGCGTGACACCGATGCACGCGCGAGGCGACGGTTACCGGATCACGACCGTGTACTACACCGTGTCCAAGATGAAACACTGCCTCCCGTTCGAGGAGGAGATGCGTCGAGCGGCCGAGAAGAACACCGCGTCAGCACTCGCTCTCGTGGAACGACAGAAGAAGGCGGGACTCCTGTGAATCAACGACCACGCGTGTTCGTGTTCACCTACGATCGTTATGACAGCATCAACACTTCCCTCTTGCTCGAACAAGACGGCGTAGATCATGTCGTCCTCTGCCACACAGAGGAACAGCGTGAGCAGTTCGTAGATCACGGTAGAGTGCGGCCTGATCGACTCATCGTCACCGGCGAACCTCGAGGCCTGGCCAATAATCGGAACGTCGCGCTCGAGATGATGGCTGATGGCGAATGGGCGATGTTCTTGGTGGACGATCTCAAGCGCGTCACCGAGCTGGACACTTACGACACGACGCCGGATTATGAAGTGCTCCCGATCGACATGGCGAATCAGAATGCATGGAGATCGAAGTTCAGGAAACAGATCGACATGAACACGTTCCTTCGACGCGCCGTGGACAGCCTCGCGCACGCCGAAGCGAAAGGCGCTCACCTGCTGGGATTCGCCGGCATCGACAACGCCGTCTTCCGGCGCAAGAAGTGGAAGTACAACGCTCTCGCCGATGGGCGCGCTTGGATGGTACAGAAGACCGATCTACGATTCGATCTCGGCGCTCAGCTCATCGATGATCTCTGCTGGACGGCGCAGAACATCGAACGATTCGGCATCACCGTGAACAACGAGTGGATCCTTCCCGATTGTCGCCGATACACCAAGGGAGGATTCGGCTCGATCGAAGATCGAATGGAACAGAAGTTGCGTGAAGCGGCGTATCTGGTGGAGGCGTATCCACGGACCATCACGTTCAAGAAGAAGACGGGATGGCCGGATGGCGCACACGTCGTGCTTCGCACCAAGCGTTGACCGAGGACTTCGTGATCTCAATCGAGTCCGTGACACCCGTCAGGTAATAGAGTAATGACCATGGGAAGACCGACGAAACTGACTTCCGAGATTCACCGGGCGATTGTCACCGCGCTCGAGGCGGGCAACTATCAGGATGACTCCGCCGCTTACGCCGGTGTCTCCACAAGCGCGCTGTACAACTGGATGGCGCGCGGGCGCGCGGAGCGTGAGCGAGTCGAAGCGGGCGAGAAACCGCGCAAAGCCGAGGCCATCTTCGTGGAGTTTGTGGACGCAGTAGAAAGCGCTCGCGCCAAGGCGGCGGTCCGCCATGTGGCCAACATCGCCAAGGCGGCGAATGAAGGTGCCTGGCAGGCCTCCGCCTGGTATCTCGAGCGCTCCTACCCGCAGAAGTGGGGGCGGCTGAATCGCACCGAGATCAGCGGTCCCGACGGTGGACCCATCGAGACGCGCGTTGACCTCGAGGCGCTCGACGAGAAACTCTCCGCGCTCCTCGGACTCGACGACTGAGTCAGGTTCGTGACCGCCACACTCGACGAACTGCTGGCTGATCCGGCTCGCTTCAGCCGCGCCGAGCGGCTGGCCATCTACAGCGCGGCCTCGCCTGAGGCCATAGAGCGCCTTCAGAGTCGCCTAGATGCTCGTCTGAGCGCTCCTGAGCGCCGGTTCTACTGTCCCCTTCCGGAATGCGATGGCTCACCACATGAGGGGCGTTGGTGGTGCGATCACCCGCTTGATGGCGAACACGAGTCGACGTGCCGCCATGCTCGGTCGACTCAGCGTCCGCCCGACGGGGACTGGCTCGTGTGGCTGTTCAGCGGCGGTCGCGGAACCGGCAAGACGAAGGCTGGCGCCGAGTGGGTCCTCGATCAGGTCTGGAACCGCGGCGCGCGACGTATCGCGCTCGTGGCTCGAACACCGGCCGATGCTCGAGACGTGATGATCTACGGAGACTCGGGGATCATGGCCTGTTCCGATCCACATTCGCGACCAGAGCACGAGCCGACGAAGCGACGACTGATCTGGCCGAATGGCGCACAAGCGTTCACGTATTCCGGAGCGGCGCCGTCTCAGCTCCGAGGTCCACAGCATGACGCCGCCTGGGTTGATGAGTTGGCCGCTTATCCGGATGCGCGGAAGGGCGACACGTTGGACACGTCTTGGAACAATCTCATGCTCGGCCTGCGCTTGGGAAAGCATCCCCGGTGTCTGGTCACCACGACTCCAAAGCGCGTTCGGCTCATGCGCGAGATCATGGAACGATCGACAACGGCGATGACGACCGATACGACGTATGCGAACCTCGAGAACCTGGCGCCATCATTCCGCGCACAGGTTCTCGCCGCCTATGAAGGGACCAGGATCGGTCGGCAAGAACTGCTCGGTCAGATGCTCACTGACGTGGAAGGCGCGCTCTGGTCGTTGGAGCAGATTGATGGTCTCCGGGCGGAGTGGGCATGATCTACCTCGCCACGCCTCCCAGCGGCGTCGTGCGTGACGCCATCGCAGTCGGTCAGCTCGGTCAGTTGGTGACGCCTCGTGGTGGCCACCGGGTGGTCCCTGGGGCCGCGTGGGCGCTTGACAACGGATGCTTCTCGGACGCATGGCGCGAGGACGATTGGCTCCGTGGCCTCGAGCGCTACGCCGCGGTCCCCGGATGCCTTTTCGCCGTAGTCCCCGATGTAGTCGGCGACGCTTCCGCCACCAATGATCTATGGCGGCAGTGGGCGCCGGTAGTGAAGTCTCACGGCTACGCCGCCGCCTACGTTCTTCAAAACGGCGCGCGAGGCATCCCCGACGATGCGGATGCCGTCTTCACCGGCGGTGACAACGAATGGAAACTTGGTCGCGATGCACTCGCCCTGGTCCGCGAGGCGAAGGCGCGTCGGCTATGGTGCCACATGGGCCGCGTGAACTCGGCCCGCCGGATCGCCTACGCCCGGTCCTGCGGCTACGACTCCGTCGATGGCACATTCCTAGCGTTCGGCCCGGACATCAATCTTCCACGACTGCTCCGATGGATGCAGTCCACCACAACCCAGGAGATGCTGCTGTGACTCACAAGATCATCGGTCGACTCGCCCTCGCCGGATTCCTCGCGTCGATCCCGTTCGCCAACTGGTGGCTCGAGCACTTCGGTTTCTGGAACGCTCCATTCCTCGGGCCATTGCCGTCGGCTCTGTGGGTGGTGGCCATCTCGTTCGTTCTGCGTGACCTCGTACAGATCACCCTCGGGCGCACCTTCGCCTGGGCGGCAATAGCCGTCGGCACGATTCTCTCGTGGTGGCTTGCCAGCCCGGCTCTAGCCGTCGCGTCCGGCGCGGCCTTCCTGATCTCCGAGTCGACCGATGCGGCGATCTTCACGCCGCTCGCCAACCGTGGGCGGTTCCTTCTCGGCGTGACGGTCTCGGGATACGCCGCTGGTTTCATTGATTCCGCCGTGTTCCTCCGCATCGCTTTCGGGTCGTGGGCAGGGTGGTGGCAACTCGGTATTGCGAAGGCCATCGTCGTCGCGTGCGCCACGCCGGTCGCATGGGTGGTGCGGCGGTCGATCACTCGAGGACGCATCGCGGCGTGATCGAGATCGCGCGCGCCGACCTCGGCCGAGTCGTCGTCGCCGTCGACCCGGCGGTGACATCTGGGGACAACGCCGACGAGACCGGCATCATCGTCGTCGCGCGCGGACCACATCAGTCCGAGACCTGTCGCGCCGAGTCATGCGAGGGTCACGCCTACGTCCTCGCCGATGCGACCGCCGACCCAGGACAACGCCCGACCGTCGCGGAGTGGGCGCGCCTCGTGGTCAACGCGTTCGATGACTGGAGCGCCGATCGCGTTGTGGCGGAGGGCAATCAAGGCGGTGAGCTGGTCGAACAGATTCTCCGTACCGTTCGTCCGTCATTGCCGATCACGAGAGTCACCGCTCGAGTCGGGAAGCGAACGCGAGCCGAGCCGGTCGCGGCATTGTACGAACAAGGACGCGTTCATCACGTCGGTGGCGCTTTCGGTTTCTCGATCCTCGAGGATCAACTGACATCGTGGACGCCTGACTCCGGCGAATCACCTGACAGACTCGACGCCCTGGTGTGGGGAATCACCGCCCTCGGCCTCACGGCGCTCGATTGGACCGACGGTGGTTTCTCGCCGGTCGGTTTCAGCAAACGAAACGAGTTCGACTTCGGGGGACTGCGATAACGAGGGGCGTAAGGAATCTCGAACCAGCTGAAGAATCTCCTCATTAGGGCTTTACAGGGGGGAGGGGTAGGAGTAAACTACAGCCATGGAAACCACCACCACCACCTCCCAGTCCACAATCGATGAGATGATCGAACGAATCACCTACATCGACAACCTCATCGCGACGCCGTTCCTCGCGAACGACTACACCGAAGACGAACTCGACTCCCTGGCCGATGTCGCCTACGAACTCCGCGAGCTGCTCCACGAGATGGGGGTCGAGGCATGACCACCACTCAGCAACCGTCGACCCAGGCGGCTTCCTTCTTCGACTCCGTGACGAACTTGTCCCTGCGCCTCTACTGTCGCTGGCTCGACGAGAAGGATCACGAGGACGTCAACGACTACCTCCCGATCATCGCCGAGGTTGGAGCTGATCACGGCGTCACGATCGTGAAGATGACCAAGCGTCCGTTCGGCTTTCACTTCGCCGTCGATGGCCGCACCTTTGCCCAGACTGTGAACAGTCGCAGCATCAGCTACAAGCGGATCGCCTGAATGATGAACGCGACGCTCAATACGTGCGCCATCCAGGTCGGAGATCGTGTCGCCGGGACTTACTACGGAACGCCGGTGGTCGGCACGGTTACACAGCGCCGTCAGCACACGATGCGATGGGATGTCACCATGACATTCCTCAACCTCGATCAACCGGTCATTCTGCAAGCGTTCAATCGCCGCACCGATCACGTTCTGCTTCACACCGACAAGTTGCTTCACACCGACAAGTTCGGCAACGAAGCCGAAGGCTTCGAGGGAGCCACCATCACTGCTATCACCAAGGGAGAAAGACGATGAACATCGCAACGATGCACGATCAGATGATCCGCGCCCAGGAGCGTGCCGATCTCTACGACGCTCTCGGCTTCACCGTCGCCGCGGCGGCTGCCGAAGCGACGGCTCGAGCCATCGCGACGGAGCTGGCCGAGTTGAGTCGCCGGTGACGCTCCTGAGGCAGAACTCCGAACTTCGCCGAGACCGCATCTGGAACTGGACGCTGCCCGCCAGCACGACCGTCCTCCCCGATGGGCGGCGAGTCAACTGCTGCCCGGCCGCCGATGGATGCATCTTGCTCTGCTATGCGCGCACGGGGACATATCGGTTCCCTCAGGTGGTGGCGGCGCATCAACGCAATCTCCAGCGCGTACTGGACGATCTGAACGGATGGTCGCAGGAGATGATCGATGAACTCTCTGCTCGTCGTTTCCGACCGTCCGGCGTGGCGCGGGATCTCAGTCTCGACCTTGACGAGTGGGCCGCGAGATGGGCGGGGACCGGTGGCGCGGCCGTGCGTATTCACGATGCCGGTGACTTCTTCTCCGATGAGTACCTCGAGACCTGGCTCGAGATCGCTCGTACGGTGCCGGATGTTCTCTTCTACGCGTACACGAAAGAGATCTCCAGGTTCCGTGCTCTCGTGGAAGATCAAGCTCCCGAGAACTTCAGGTGGTGCTACTCGCTCGGTGGTCGCTATGACCATCTGCTGGACCATGAACACGATCGACATGCTGATGTGTTCCCTGACGTCTCGGCCGTCACGCTCGCCGGGTACACGGATCAGAGCGCGAGCGATCTCATCGCGGTGCTGGCGCCCACGACACGAGTCGGCATCCCGGTGAACAATCATCCGCATATCCGTCGACGTATGGCCGGTGAGACTTTCGGAGCGATACAGATTCGCCGAACGAACAAGAGGGAAGGATCACGATGAATCAACACGAGTGGCTGACGATCGGAATCGAGCGCGGATGGTGCTCGAACATTCACTGCGACACTTGTAATGGCGCTCCTCTCAGAGAATCTGAATGGGAATCGGCCGAACAGGGAGAAGCTCCGTGCTGTTATGTCGTGCGCCTTCTCGGTGACTACATCGAATGCTCCGAGTAGACTCGAACGAACCACCACGGAGAGGGGTCATCCCATGAATAGAATCGCACGCGTCATCGCAGCACTCACCTTCATCATCGTTGCGGCTGGATGCGCGACCGGGACCGCCTCGAGTGCGCCAACGATGATCGCACCGGCTCCCGATACGGAACCTCCGAGTACCACCACCACGGTCGAGGAGACCGTGGTCAGCACGACGACACTCGCTCCGATCATGACGGAACGCTCGACCACCGACCAGGTGACTTCATCGGCATCGCAATCCCTCGAGCCGGATTGCTACATCGGACTGGCGCGCGCGATCGGATGGCCGGAAAAAACGCTGGTCCATCTCGCGTACATCATTCATCGTGAGAGCGGGTGCGATCCGTCAGCGTTCGCCGATCGACCGTGGACCATGGATCTGTCTCGCGGTCTGCTACAGATCAACGCCTACGGTCAGCTGGACGCCGGTGTGCGGCGCATCTGCGGGATCGACCCGGCGTCACTCTTCGATCCAAGCACGAATCTCGAGTGCGGACTGCAGATGTGGCGACTCATGGGTTGGGCGCCGTGGGGAGGTTGATCCGACTCGAGACGCCCTGCGCGCCTCGGCCTCGGGAGACTTGGCAAGAATCTTCTCATTAGGGCTTGGCAGGGGGGAGGGGTAGGAGTAAACTACTCACATGGAAACCATTACCACCACCCCGTCCACCACCACCACCGACATTGAACTTCTCGCGAGCCTCGGCTGGCAGATCCCGGTCGAAGCGGTTCTTCGTTCCTATCGCGGTCGCCCTGGTTGCGGATGCGGATGTCGCGGAACCTACTCAACCACCAAGCGCGCCGTCACGATGCGGACGAAGTTCATCAACGAGCTGATCGGACATGAGCATCTCAACATGAGCGACGTCTGGAGCGCCTACGGCGACAACGGCGAGGACGTCGTGTGTGTCTCGTGGGAGGACGATGAGACCGCTGTCTGGCTCTACGTCGACGCCTCGTGTCTTCCGCGTTCCTGATCATCAACACGAAAGAGAGCAACACGATAATGACCACCACCTATCGCACCACCGGTTACGATCCCTCCACGGATTGTCGCACCATCGGTCAGCCAACTTCGGCACTCACCTTTACACTCGCTCGGCACATCGAGACGTTCCCGTCGTGCCAGCGCGTCACGGTCTGCGTACAAGAGGAGTCGGGCGAGACACTCTCCGTGACCACGATGCGAGCTGACGCCGCCAAGCGTTACGTCCATCTTTCCACGCGCCCTGGGCAGGTCGTCACGGTTCTCCCCGCACGCGAGACCACGACCACCGCCTCGGCTCTCACCGCGATCCAATGAATAGAGGAGTCGTGAATCGCAACGACCTCTACGCTTACCGCACGCCGCACGATCTTCTTGATCTGCGAGTTTTGCCAGGTTCGCAGCTCCGTGACATTCGTGACGCCTCTGTCGCACTCGGCGATCTTGAGATCGTCGCTGTGATTGACACACTGCTCGCCGATGAGGAACCGAGTTACATCGCTCCGAACGTCCTCGGACAGATTCGTCGCCGTCTCGGTGGCGATGCGACCGCAGATGATGTCGAGCATATGAAGTGGCTCCTAGTCGATAGCGGTCATCTTCACGATGGCTGGCTCGTCATCACCGCCGAACGCTGGGATGAACTCGCCTCCGAGATTCCCGTTCGAGAGGAGGAGTCGTGACCGGCTCGCGAACGATCCCGGTGCGACTGACCATCGCGCAGTGGGATGTGTTGCTCGCGGCGCTTGAACGAGCCGAAGCAGAATGGCGAGTCTCGGAGGGTCAACGCGACAGGATCGCCGGGTCGAACGTGCGAACGCTCCTGCGAGCGCGCGAGGCGCTCGAGTCAGCCTGGGAGGATGGTTCGAGGATGATGCGCCCATGACCACCGTCGGGATGCGAACCTTCCTCACGCTCGACGAGCTGGCCACCGTCCTCGCCGCCACTCGTTACGCTCGCATTCATGGGAATCCCGAGGACTGGCGCACGCTCGACTTGATCGTGGATCGCATCAGCGTGATGCTCGAGCACGCCTCCTCGATGCACTATCCCGCCGATCTCACAATCGAGGTACGTCCGTGAATCGTTATCGCGTCACCTGGGAGCAGACGATTCGTTACGAGATCGAGATCGATGCGCCATCAACCGTCGACGCTCGAACAGCGGTGGTCCTCGGACACATCGAGCGAGCGAGAGTGTCATGGACATCGGATCCTCGTTCCATCGAGGTCGGCCCAGTGCCAGCGCCCGGTGTCCCTTCACTCTTCGATCTCGAGCCGGATCTTCCGGACGGCTCTGTCGGCTGGAGTCATCCGGAGACATCTCGAGCCGCGGCGAAGTCACCGGCGAATCGTGTTCGGTTCGGATCACAGCGTTATCTCATCCTCGACCTACTCGCTGGCGGTGGTCCGATGACCGCGGCCGATATCGCTGAACGACTCGGAGCGAGTCGCAATCAGACGGCTACGCGCTTGGGCGAGTGCCGTGACGCCGGATGGGTCGATTATGCGCGTGACTCGTGGGGACGCGTCATCACGGCGCCGACCTCTGCGGATTCTGAAGGGATGGTGCAGGAGATCACCCAGGCTGGCCGTCGTGCGCGCACCGCCGCGAGGCTCGGGCGTTACCCCGAGGGGCAGCAGGAATCGTAGGCGCTCCGGGGAATCTCTCCCTAAAGGCTTGACAGGGGGGCGAGGTTAGTGTAAGATACTCACATGGAAACCACCACCACCACCACCACCACCCCCGAGTCCAGCGCCTACGTCGCCTTCCTCCTCTGGGAGCACGGTCGCATGAACTGGACCGAACTCGATGAGGTCCTCGCGTCCACCGGTCTCGACCGGGAGACGCTCGGCCGTCTCTCGCGCGAGGCGCACGCTGCCTTCACGAACAATCGCTGATCACGGAAGGATCACCATGACCACCACCTACCCGTCACAGTCCGAGCGAATCGCCATCCTGAGCACTCCCGAGCGAGTCGCCGCTCGAGCCTCGCGCAACACCGCTCTCGATGCGATCGAGCTGATCATCGAAGAGGCTGTCACCCTCACGCTCACCGGCCTGGCGCACGATCACCTCCTCGCCGATGCTGTCGCCATCGCTGACGCCGAGGCACCGGGATGTCACGAGTCCCACGTCGCGATCGTTGACCGGCTCTACAGCCGCCGTCTCAACTCCGCCCGCCAGGCCACTCTCTAATCACCACAAACTAACAGGAGACCATCATGACCGATACCGAGTTCGTCGTCTGGGGAGGATACAGCTACTCGCCGAGCGTCGAAGAATTCCGATCCATCGCGGAAGCGGCCGCGACATATCTCCGCCGGATGCGCGGGTATGACGCCGGTGTTCGCTTCCCGTGCTGGGGAGACCTGGCGGAAGATGACTACGCGATCACCGATGGTATCGATCAGGGCTGGACGGTCGCAGACCTCGAGCGTCTCGTGGAGGAACAGGGATGAGTGAACGTCACTGTCCATGCGGGATCACTCTTCATGAACCCGGCATGATCGCTTTCGGCGCCGAGTGGTGCGAACGTCATCTTGAGCGCCATCTCGAGACCTTCCCCGATGTTGACAGCCGGACACGCGAGATTCTCCTCGAGGAGATCGAGCGGGCGGTGCGACGATGAGTACCGCGCCACGATCCAGCTGCCCGACCTGCGGCGGATGGCTCCGTCTTGGTGAAGGGCATGGCCCCTACCGGAACTTCTGTCAGTCCGAGTGCATTCGCATGGGACTCTCCAGTACCCCCTATACGCCCCGCAGGACGCCGCGTGGCCCGATACCGGGGGTTCACCCTCTCGAGATGCACTACGGAGATCACAGCACCGATCCGTTGATCCCCGTCGAGGAGTGGCCGATCGGAGTTGGGGATCTCGTGGTCGACCGTGACGGTCGTCAGGGTCAGGTCATCGCTCGCCGATGGGCGGCGAAACATCTCGACCGTGATGCCGTCTGGGAGTCTTGTGTCGAGGTCATCCCAGGGCGCGTCGGTGCCACCGCGATCGGAGCTGATCGTCACCCGCGTCCGATCCCCTACCGAGTGACAGATCTCACGGTAGTGACGAGATGGGCGGATCTCGATGGCTGACCGATGCCATACTGACGACGTGGACATCGTGCGCGCGATGAACAAACTACCCGAGCGAACCTCGGTACTGTTCCTCCTCACCCTCGAACTTGTCACCGGATCTCATCTGCCGTGCTTGTGCCGTGGAGTCGTTGTCGGACCGGCGCTCCCGGCTTGTGCCGGCGTGACCCTGGTGCCGATCATCACGCACCGGCTCGATGGTGATTGGATCGCGCTTTACATCGACGCGGGAGACATCCTCGCCGCTTGGCCGGGACCGCGATGATGCTCGATACGTTGCCCATGGATCCTCTCGTTGAACGCGTCTCTTGGCAGTTGGGAATACCTGCCGAGAAAGTGACGCCGTTGCGATTGGCCGAGGCGCTCGGTGTCACCGCGCGTACAGTGCAACGCTGGCAGGCCCGCGGTCGCGTGATCCCCATCAACTCCTGCGACCGGCTGGCCATCGGCCTCGGTTGGCACCCGTGCGTGATCTGGCCGGAGTGGGACGAGTGACGCCCGAAGAGATCGCCACCTATGCGCGCGCGGTTCTCGCGCACGTCGACGCGCAAGATGCTCTGCGAGCGGTCGATCTTGACGCGGCTCGAGCGGCCTACGTCCTCCGAGAACAAGCAGTGAACACGATCGCCGATCTCGGGACCACGACGCGAAGTCGTGCTTTCGCCCGAGTCTTACTCTTGGCGCGTGACGCTCAAGCTCGCCGGGCGGAGACCGCCTAGCCGTTCCCAACACGGATAAGAGGAACCTGCGCCACCGGCGTCAACGGTCATGTTCATAGGGCCGAAGGTTCCTCGGTGGTCACCGCCTGGCTCATCG